TTTAATATTGTTGGAGGCAGATAGGATACTTGCCCATAAACAAAAAGACCTTGACTTGTATTACAAGAATACGAGTGGTGAGATTGTTCCCCTTGGCGAGGCATATTCAGATTCAGTAAATAACTTGATGCAGGATGTATTCAGAAGAAAGAAGATGCGATATCATATAGCGTTTACTGAGACCATAGATGAGCTTGATAAGATAAAGCCTATATCTAATAAGTTACTTAGGTTTTTTATTAGGGAGATGAACTACGGAAATGTATTGAAGAATTATAGCATAAGGGATATACAACAGGTCACAGGGATAAGTAATAGGTATATGCTTTCTTCGATGAAAGAAATCATAGAAAAAGACTTTATTAGATTTGAGGTGGAAAGGAATAGGAGGACCTATATGGTTAATCCTATATACTTCTACAAGGGAAGTTTAAAGAAGATTTTTTATAGCGTACAGAAATATAATAATATGCCTAAACAAATTGATTTAAAATAATTAATATATTTGTTAAAATATTCAGCGATGAAAACAGATAAATACTACGCATCAAACCCTAAGAAGAATGGTAGCTATGTTGACAAAGGAAGAGTAGAGGGTAGACCACCTGCTGCTGCTGATCTTAAAGATGAGGCTCCAACTTCTAAACAAACATTTAAGTTGATGTATAAGAATACCAAGGATAAAAAATACTGCGACTAATGAAAAGAAATGCATTAAAAAAAGCTATGATGTCAGAATACATGGAATCTGAAGCTGAAGAAAAGTACTCTTCTAAAAAAGACAAAACTAAACACGAGAAAGGCGAGTCCAAGAAGATGGAAATGAAAGAAAAAATAATGTCTAAATTTAAAAAGAAAGGATAATGGACAAGCCTAAAAAATTAAAAGATTTGGTGGCTAATGCCTATAATAAAGCTATAGGCAGAAATGTATCTACTATTTCTTCTGAGTTTGATGGTAAAGAAGTTCAAGGAAAACGTATTGAATCTAAAGGAGGTAAAAAAGTAAAAGAAGTTTACAGTATGCCTGGAGGAGGAAAACGTGTAGAGAAAGAGAGATACAATCAAGCTGGAAATATCGTATCAAGAAAAATAAAGGACACAAAAATAAACTAATGCTTAATAAAACATTAGGTATTGAATCAAGAATACCAAGGATAAAAAATATTACGATTAATTATAAAACAAATAAAAACAAATAAAATGAAAAAACTAGGAAATGCCCTTAAGATGGCAATGGCGAAAGCTCAAATGATGAAAGGCGAAGAGAAAATGGAAAAAATGCCTAAAGGAAAGTCTCTTAAAGTTAAGCAGACTAAAAAAATGAAAAAGTATTAATATTAAAATACAATAATCATGTTAAAACCTAAATTACAAAATAAACTTACTAAAGTTGGGGAGAATCCTTCACCAATGGATGCATCTACTAATCCTAAAAATGAAGTAAGACTTGTTCCGAAAAAAGAGTATTATGGAATGGGAGAAAGAGGACTTAAAGAGTCAATGAAATCAAGCGAAAAAGCGGCACAGTCAAATCCTGACCAACTCATGAAAGATAGAAACTATAGCAATAAAGAAAGAGCTAGAGCTACATTGATGGAGAATAGAGGAAAACTAAACGCTCTTAAAGCAGGATTGCCTACAAAAAAAGCATCTGAAGTCATAAAAAATGTTGGTAAACCAAAACCAATGAATGACACTCAAAAAGATATGATGTCAAAAAAGATTCAAGTTGCATTAGAGGCAGGTAAGAAAAGAAAAAGAGGATAATGGCTTACCTAGACAAAAAGTCAGGCATTGATCCTAAGTTAATCAAGAAGGCTTACGGTAAAGCTCAACAGATTAAAAAACAAAAAGGTAAAGAATCCAAGTGTGGATGCAAATATTAAGGGCTATCAATTGAGGTAGCCCTCATTTTTATAGCTTATGGCAAAAGAAAAAGTAAGAGGTATTAAAACTTCAGATTGGTATCCATCACATCCTGAGTTTCAGTATCCAAAAGAATTTGTAAATTGGGTTGATTCCATAAACAGTGGGTGGCAGAATAAAATAAAATATAAAGCCTTCGACCTGTACTGCGAACAAGCTAGAGAATGGCTAGAGGACAACACCATCATAACAGACCTACAAACAGAAGAAGATCAATGGCATTGGTTAGCTATTGAAATTCAAAAATGTAAAGACAATACTTTATATTTCTGTAATAAGTATGGCTGGATTAAAGAAGATAAATCCGATAACGGAATGCTCAGGTATCAAGCATGGGATGCTCAAAGAGTGTTGTTGTTTCTTTTTGATTGTGGGTATTCTATGATGATTGGCAAAGCCAGGCAGATTGGTTTCACCACTACCATGTGCCTAGCAGGAATGAAAAGAGTAAACTTTAATAAATCATACTTTATTAAGTTCGTTACACACTCTAAAGAAAAAGGTATTGAGATTTTTAGAGATAAGGTTAAGTGGACATACACTAAGATTCCTCACTTCATGGCGCAAGAAGTAAAAAACTGGACAGACCAGGTAATGTCTTTTGACAAAAAAGGGGAAAGAAAAGGTAGGGATGAAGGGGGAGGCTCTAGATTCCAAGTAGATAGTCCACAGATAGATGCTATTAATGGTGGTTCACCATCCGCTGTGTTTGTAGATGAGATTGGTCTGTTTGAAATCTTTGGAGAAATGATGCGAGAAGGTAGACCCGCCTTATTTAAGTATAACCCAGAAACTAAAAAGATGAATATGCAACAGCAGTTCATCGCATGGGGTACAGGTGGAGAAATGGATAAAGGAGGCTCTGTCTTTGAATCAGAATTTAAAATGTGTATATCACAATGGAAAGAAAAAAACTATGAATATGGAATTATACCACTATTTTTCAACGCATACGCAAGAAGAGGAGTCAACGACAACCACATCAACAATGAGAGAAAAGCATACCTTGCTCTTGAAGGAACCAAAAAAGGAGAAGTTGCAAAAGTACAGTTTCATCAGCACTATCCCATCACAATTGATGATATGTTTCTCAGAAAAGCTAGGACCCTCGTGCCTATACACTTCTGCAACCAACGTATTTCCGAAATATATGGAAAAGATATACCAATAGAGTATGGATTCTTTGATCCTATTATGGATTTTTCACAACCAACCCCTGATTTAATTACCGAATACAGAATAACAGGTGCTAAATGGGTGAAAACTAGCGGAAGAGAAGATATATCAACCACATCTATGATTGTTCATCACCCCCCTGGAGTGGAATGCTGGAAGAATAGGTGGTATCAAGGTACTGACCCTATAAATTCAGAGACAGGACACTCAATGATGTGTAGTGTTATATGGGATGCCCTTACAAATACCATATCATCAGTAGTATTCCATAGGGATAGAAAATTCAAATACACATACCTACAAGTATTACTACAAAGTTTATACTATGACCAGCAAAAAAAGGGAGGGGCAAAGGAATTAGTAGAGAATAATATTGGAGATATGCATGTTGACTTCCAAGAGATACACGGATTTAAAAGTAAATTCACCGCCAACACTCAACTCCCTGATTACTTTCAAACGCATGGTGGTAAATGGTTTGGTATCTCTAACAAAGCAAATACAGCGCCTAGAATTATAGCTAAAGCAGAAGAGATGCTAGATTCTTATGGACATTCTATAGATGTGCCATGGCTATGGGAACAATTAAAAACTTTTGTAGAAAAAGATTTAAGAACTGCTACTAGCCATAGACAGACAAGATACCAAGCAGCAGATACTAGGTATGATTATGATGATACTATATTCGCTGCTACGTTTGCCTACATAAACGCTCAATCTCACGCTAGATATGAGCCTACCAATATAAAGAGCGAAGATAAGAATACCCATGTGGTAACAAGATATGTTCAATCTAAAGAAACAAACTTCAGAATGAAGCTAGCAAAAGTAGATGTGAGAACAGGAAGGGTTCTAAAAGTTCTTAATTAAAAAATTATTTTTAATTGAGATAAAACAACTATTGATTTATCGAATCCTAGTTGTTTATTTTCCCATATAACACCATGATTATTATTCACAACTTCCTTATATTCGTTTAGTATAGATTTGAAATATTTCTTTTCTTTAGTATTCATAGGCTTGCATGACATTCTATGATATTTAGGATCAGACTCAAATACACCCTTTTTTAAATTTACCCAATAAAGATAGTATTCGGGTTTTCTTCTATCATGATCAAATTTAGTTGATACATAAGACTTAGATACAAAGTGATGAGTTCCGTTTTCAATAACTTGATTTATCTTGTTACTAGAGTAAGATGACTTTGTACTCATGCGGCTAGCTTAGACCATATTAAATCAATCTCTTTCTGAAAATCAAATGTCTTTATAACTTTAGGAAACATCTGCGTCTCGTTTATCCAACAAATATATGAATCCCCAAGAACAATATTAGTATTCTCTTGTATAATTTTCTTATACATTGCTAATTGAAGAGAATAATTGTTCATCTCACACTCATCTAAATTACCTAAGCCATTTATCATTTTGTTTCCAAATTCACTAAAGGACCTCATCTTCTTATTTGTCTTCCAATCCCAAAGCTGATATTCACCAGCTTTAACATTGTAAAATATCTGATCAATCATACCACAAATAGCTTTATTGAAATCACCCACAATAAATTCTGATTTTACAGGTATTAATTTATTTTTAGATTGCTTAATGAATTGATCGCAAATAGAGACCAGAGGACTAGGAAGATTATCCTCTGATTCAGTGTAAAGCTTACCATTAAAAGACAACTCCATATACTTATGTACATGAGAGCCTACATTACAAGACCTTTCTCTTTCAGTATCCCACATATCAAGAACATCGTAAACAGAAATATTGTGCTTCCTGCCATAAAAAAAAGCCATCCGCTCTTTATCAAAGTCTTTCTTGTAATCGCCAAGTATATTCGTTACCGATCTACAATTTAAGCCATTGTAGCTATATGTGTGAGGTAACTCGTTGAATATGATACCGTTAAACTTGTTTAATTCAAGTATTAGTTCATGATTCATAGCGCATTTACATACGTTTCTTCATGAAATAAATCTTCTAATACTTCCTCTGTCCATTTATCAGCATCTATATCATCATAAGGCGAAAACCTATTAGAAAGAAAGAATTGATACGGGCAATCTTTATGAATTGAAATCTCTGACAATTTAAAACCAGTAGCCATTCTTTGATTCATTAATAGCTTAACATCTACAACGGTGTAAACAGAGTCTTTCTGTATCCACTCACCATTGAATTTTGCTGGTCTCCCTTTGTCGTTTATACAAACTACTTTAAATGATTTCATAGTTAAAAAATAAAAAAGAGCCCCCAATAGCAATTAGAAAGGATGAGGGCTCCCAATACATAAAACAAAACAAAAATAAAATCTTAAATCTAATTGCTGATGCAAATATAAAAAAATTTCATTAAAAAAATACATTTTAAAAAAAATGTTACATTTGCGTTGTGTTTTAGCACAGTGTTTAATTATTAACCAACACAGAACTAAGTTCGGTGTAAAAAAACAAAAAAAATGGCAATTTCTTTTAGATTACCAACAATAAATGCTGATTCAGCAACATTGTTGAACACACCTGTAGCAGCTACAGATGTAGTATTGGATAACGGTGTACTTACCGTACTTGATGAATCAGGAGCTCAATCTCTTGTTCTAAAAGCTTCCGATTTAATTAACTTTAATTACGCAGCTACAAGTAATGGTACAGCTAACATCGTAGATGTAGACTTAACTGGTGTTGTAATTGTTAACAACGGTGTTTATTCATTGACAATTTCTGCCCCTTACGCAGTTAACTTCTTCGGAGGAGGTCAAGAGACTAACGCTATCTTCCAAACAAGAACTTACACAGTTTCTTTAGATGCTACTGCTACAGTTGTTGAATTAAGAGATGCGTTTGTTACTCGTATCAACGCTGATGTAAATAACTATTTTTCCGCTGCTGGTGTAGCTGGAGATATTGTTCGTGTTACTGCTGATGC